AATAGACAAGGTGATTTAACAGAAAAAGATATAGAATTATTAAGAAATTATGTACAAGGTTCTAGACCAGATTTAGTAAAAGGCGAGAAGAAATTAGTAGGAAAAACTGGAGTTATATATGGTATAGGTGATGTAACAGAAGCAATCGAAATATATGCATCAAATTCTAAAGTAGAAATTGATATGAACCATGCTCAAATATATTCTAATTTTCAAGATGATATATTCCATATTCATAACCCAGAAGGTATATGTATTGAATCAGGTAGTGGGGATATTAAGTTAGAAGCATATAATGATGTTTATATGAAAAGATTTGATAGTAATGCTCCAACATTAAGATTAACAGGTAATGTTTTAAGAATGACAGACCCTAATACACCAGACTTAAAACATGAGTGGGAATTGATAAAAGATGGTACAAATCAAAAGGCACATACAACAACAGGAAAAACAATACAAGAATATGACCTAAATAATAAATTCTATAATATACTTGCAAATGATACAATTAGGATGAATGTATATCCTCAATTCTATATGCAAAATGCAAGGAATAGATGTATAGGTACATTGTATTTTGGACCTGATGATGGAAATGATGATAATTATTTTAAAAGAAATGAAATACAATTAGACAGTAATCAAGATGATAATGTAGATTTAAAACTAACAGATAGGACAATTTTCCTAAGAGATGAGAATGGTGGTAGTACAAATAGTTATATTAAAGTTGGTGGAACTAATGGTAATAATGGTGTAACAGCTTATTCTAATGGAAATATGGAATTGAAGAATACAACAGGAATATCTGAAATTAAGTTTACAGGAAATAGTGCAGCAAATACAGCAAGAATATGGCATGAACATAATAATAACATATTACACATTGATACAAACCTTCATATAAAAAATAATATAACAGCAGATGGAGATGGATATTTTAATGGTGGAGATGTTTATATCAAAAATCAGGGTGGAACATCAAACCTATATTTCACAGATGGTACTAAAACATATAAAATCTATCATTTGAATAATGAAGATAAATTACACATAAATACAAACTTAAATATGGATAACAATAATATAGAAAATGTAAACAATATCTATGCTAATACAAGTATAAATGTAGGACCAAAAGGCTCTGACAACAAGTATCCAATAACACTAGATAAAAATGGTAATATAGATGCAAAAGGAGATATAACAGGAAAGAGAGTTTTTGGTGCTGTTTATAATGACTATGGTGAAATATTTAGAAAAGATAAGGATGAAATTATTGAATATGGGGATATAGTTTGTTTAAGAGAAGATGGATTAGTACACAAAGTAGAAACACAAGAAGATTTATTTAATCTAATTGGAATATGTTCAAATACAATAGGTATGTGTTTAGGTGGTGCAGAATTAGAAGAAGATGAAAAATGCCCAGTTGGTATAGTAGGTAAGATATGGGTTAAAACAGATGATATGGATTTAAAGCCAGGAGACCATGTAAGAGCTACAAGTAATGGAACAGTAGTAAAGAATAAAGAAAAGGCATTTGAAAAGTTTGGTATAGTAATGCAAAAATATGAAAATGGAAAAGTTTTAATATTTGTTAAATAAGAGGTAATATTATGAATAGTATAAAGAAATGGTTAAATAGAGAAGTTACTTGGGGAATACTAATTAAACTAATAATATGTATAAATATAATTGTATTAGGATTTTGTATTGTATTAGCTAAATCATCTGACTTAAAAGATATGGAAAGACAAAAATATATTAAAAATCTTGAGTACAGAGTTGGTGTGCAATCAAAATTATTAGACTATTTTTATACCGAAATAATAAATAACAAGATAGTAGATAATAAATAATAGATAATAAGTAGTGGGACAGCAGTTGACTGTTTCCAAGTAATCACCCCCTGATATAAATACTTGGATTACCACTACTTTTAGTATAGAGGTAATGTATATGAGTGATAATAAATCTGTTAGAAAAAGATTAGAAAAGATTTATGGTAGGATATGTATGATAGAAGAAGCAGGAATAAGATATATACCAATAGAGAAAAGAAAAACTATTAGAGGGTATAGAAGAGAACAGGATGAGATAACATATCACCATATAAAAGAAAAACATTTAGGAGGAAAAGCAACAATAGAGAATGGAGCATTGATAAAAAGATATAATCATGATTGGTTACATTCATTACCAGATGAACAAAAAGAAGCTGTAAATAAAGAATTAATACATTTTAAATTAAAGATGTTGAATACATCAGAAGATGGTATAATAGAAATAGATATTGCAAATATACCATTAGAATTTAATTTAGATGATTGTATTATAATACCTGTATATGATAATCAAAAGAAACCTAAATTTAACAGGGCAAAAGTTAAAAGAGAATTTAAAAGAAAAGTAGACGAGTATTATAATGAATTAGAGGATGAGGAAGAAAGATAATCAGGAATTACCAGAATTGATTTCTAGGGAATTTAATTGTAAAAGTATATAAAGTTATATCTTGGAGGATTATAATGGAAAATAATACACAGATAATTGTTAATGAAATATTATCTAAATTAAAAGATAGTGCCACTAATATAAAATATGATACAACAATGTCAGAAGAACATAAATTAGAAAGAATGAATGTATTATTAGACGTAATGCACTATACACAAAATATAAGAGAATATAGTCAGCTAATATTAGAACATGAGAGAAAGAAAAGAAGGATAAAAGAAAGGGGAAAGAAAGTATAATGTTATTTAATGAAGTATTAGTCAATAGAATAAATAAAGAAGATTTTCCTGATAATACAAATAGTATTGTAATACCTTTAGACCCAAATTCAGAGTTGGCATATAATACAATTCATTTTTTTAAAAAAGACCATAGAGATGAAGGAGATATAAGACATAATATATTGAAAGTATATCAGTTATATTTAGATACACCCTTATTTGATAGTAGTATTATATTAGATAGAATAAATATATGTATAAAAGATGCTTGGAAAAATTATAATGATATAGGAAATAATATATGGTCACCTAGTTATAAAATTGGAAGTACATTAGATATAGCAATAGTAGAATATGAAAAGTTAAAAATGATATATAGTCAAAATGAAGTAGATGATGATTATTTAAGAAGTTACAAATTAGACTATAAGGAAACTTTAAAAGAGTATATAGGTAGTGCTATCTTTGAATTGGAATCTAAAACAGTAATAATTGAAATGAAATATACAAAGAAACCAGCAGAAAATAAATTTATAAAAGATATAAAAAATAAATTTTATGGAGAATATAATATAGATGTTGAAAGTTAGAATGTTGATATAGATAGGTTATAAAGCCTATCTATAATTTTTTAAATAAATTTTGAAAAAACCCTTGACATATTTTAAAACTTATAGTATAATCACATCATAGTAAGGAAATAATAATTTTGAAAAGGAGAGGTTCAAAATGGACTATGTAAAGGAATGGAAAGAAAAAGAAGTAAAGTCAATATTAGAAGGTGCTGATGAATACAAAGATAAACTAAAACAGTTAGAAGAAGTAGAAAAACAAGCTGGTTATGATTTAGATAAAGCAAAGATAGAATATAAAGAAAGAACAGGAGAAATTGCAGAATTGAAAAGATTAACACCAGTAGTTAAAGGATATGAGGATGAGGAATTAAATAGATTATATAAGATAAGAGAAAATGCAAAAGATGATTATTGGAAATATAGATATAGTAATGCACTATATAGAGATTACGCTTGGAGTAAAGATTTGGAAGAAAGAGCAAGAAAACTAGTAGATAAGCATTTTAATACATTACAAGCAAAAGTTGAAAAGAAAATAGGAACTATAATTAAAATAACATCTTTAGGAGGAGACGATTATAGATTTGAAGGGACAGAAGGAAATTGTAAAGTGGAAGTAATATTAGCAGGTGGATATAATATTCAAAGATTACACACAAGATGGATAATAAAGAAATAGGGAGAGGAAATACTATGTATATATTAAAAGGTTATAAGGACAATATATCAAAACAAGATACTACAAGTGCAAAAGTAGAATTATTTAATTATGTTAGACAGTTAGAACAAAAAGGATGGATAGATGATATGATGGAGGGTGGGGTTATCTCACCTGATATTAGCACAATATTTTATTATAATAGAATGCCTTATGTAGGACAATTAGCTCAATTTAGAGCAAATGCAAGAGAACAATACAGAAAAACATGTGAAAATTTAAAGAAAGATTTTATTGAAGTTAAGTAAAAAGAGGTAGGAGTATTATTATGGAAAATCAAACTATATTAAACAATAAACTAATAGCTGATTTAGATGCAGTTATTAAAGAAGGAATACAAATATTAAATGAAAGAACAGGAACAAAAATAAATAGTTATAGAGTAATAGGAGATAAAATAGAATTAGTAATAGATGAAGTTAATTCAATGGATGAAAAACATACAGTATTAAAAGATAGATTAGGTATAAAAGAAGAAACAAATTCTGTAACTAATAATACAATAGATAAGTTTAAATACAGATTAGATACGATATTAAAAGATGACTTTAGAGATTATACAATTAAATTTAGAGCATTAGATAATACAGGAGATATAATATTCATACATTTAGAAGTAAATATACCGACTATACCTTATCCTGTTAAAGTTAATTTTAAACTATATGAAGATGGATTTATTGATATGGGTTATATGCTATTTGGTGCAGAAGGAATAGATGAAAAATGGACTGCAACATCAATAGATAGCCAAAGATTTATAGAAGTTTTAAAAAGTATTAAGGCTTATTATCTATCAAAGAATGAACTATCAGAATAGGTTATTGTAAAATATTAATGATGATATAAAAATATAATGAGGTGAATTATAATGTTTAAAAAAGATAATAGAATAAATTTAGTAGAAGCTACAAAAAGAGCTATATTAGAAAGTGAAACACCTGAACATATTGCAAAAGAATTTTCAGCAGGTGTAAGGAAATTAGATGATATTGTTTCTGCTTGTAAGAAAATAGATGTAAGACAAACAATGATAGAAAGAACACCAGATGGAAGTTGGCATATAATGACAACAGATAGAAAAGACTTATGTACTATAAGAGGAGATTATTTTACAGATAGTGAAATAGAAGATTTAAGAGATGATGGATATATCTATGAAAGAGATTTAGAAGAAAGTAATAAATTAGAAGAAAGTAATTCAATAGAATATTTTAAACAATTTAGTGATATTATAAATAAGTATTTACCTGAAGAAGGACAGGGAGATACAATGGCTAGTCAAATAGTAACAGCAGTAAATAAGTTAATATATAGATACTTTAATGATGGAGATTACTTTGATAATGTTATTTCATACTTTGATTCTTATGAAGACCAATCTAGCTATGCAAACTGGTTAGATAAGTATTGCCCTGAAACATCAAGAATATTATATACTATAAAGGGTATGGGAAATAGTAAAGATTACGAAGCATTATTAAAAGCACTAGCAGATATATGTTTTGATGAACAATTATTAGAAGAATATTCAAAGAAAAGTGCAGAAGGCGACATTTATGATTGCGATGGTAAATACCAAGTAGAAGAATATTATGAAGATGATGAAGATGAATATTAGGATATAATTCAAATGATGTTAATATATGAGAGGTAGGTTATACCTCTCATCTTTAGTTATTGGGGGTAAATTTTTTAAATAAATTTTGAAAAAACCCTTGACATATTTTAAAACTTATTATAATATAATAACATACTTAAAGAAAAGGAGGATTTGTAAGTATGAAAAAAGTAAGAGGTAGGAAAGAGAATTTAGGTAAAAGGATTGATGAACTTCTATCATTAAAGAATAAAGCAAAATATGAATCATCAAGATATACAGAAATGTATGTTGAAGATGTAGTTAAAGAAGCACAATCAACAATTACTAAACTTCAAGATAAATTAAACATATTACAATCTAGTAATAAAGATACTAATGAAAAAGAAATAATTAGAGTTGTAGATGATATGTTTAATATATTAACCAGAGAACATCCTAGTTTAATTCAAGTTGAAAATGATTATACTTTTTGGAATGATTTGAACAAAAAGTTCAATGATTAGAAAGGAATGTATTATGAAAAAGAAAAAATCAACAAATAAATTTAAGGCAAAGAAAGGAAAACACCTGAAAAGAAGAAGCTCTGATATATTTAAAACAAAAAGAAATATACCTTATAATGTAATTTTAAAGGTATTATTTATAATAGCATTATGTATAATAATTTATAATATGATAACAACTAAAGACGATTTAAAAGAAATCAATAATAGACTAAATGATGTAATAACAGTAATAGATAAAACACAGACAGAACAAAATACATTAACAGATAAACAAATACAGTTAGAAGAAAATATGAAAATATTAGAAACATCTAAAGCAGAAAAGAAAGCTGAGGAAGAAAGAATTGCAAAAGAGAAGGCAGAAGCTGAAGAAAAAGCAAAGCAAGAAGCAATTAAATTAGCACAAGCAAAAACACAAGTAACTTCAAGAGGTGGAACTACATCAAGAAGTAGTTCAACAGTAACATATTCATTAAACGAATATCAATCTTATGCAAGAGATTTATGTTTAAATACTTATGGATGGACTGAAAATGATTTTCAATGTTTAGTTAAGTTATGGAATAGAGAATCAGGATGGAATCCAAATGCACATAATAAATCATCAGGAGCTCATGGTATTCCACAATCACTACCAGCATCTAAAATGGCTAGTGAGGGTGCAGATTATTATACAAATGGAAAGACACAGATAAGATGGGGATTAAAATATATCAAAGGTAGATATGGTTCACCATCTAATGCTTGGGCTCACTCTCAACAGAAAGGATGGTATTAGTTTATGGAAGATGAAGAGGAATATTTTTGTAATAGATGTTGTCGACCAATAACAGAATATGAATATTATGATAATGTAGATGGTTATTGCCCAGAGTGTTATGAGGAAGTATGTTTAGATGATGAAGATTGGACGGATAATACTTACTTGGAAGATGAGGAAGATGAATATTAAAATAAAAGAGTAGTTATATACTACTCTTTTTTGTTATAAAGATGTTATATATTATGTATGATATATTTTATTTTCTTTTCATATATCATATTCATCTTCATTTTATGTATCACTCATAAGATACATTTGTTTTATTTTTTATTTGTCAAAGTACGAATACAGAGATTTTGAAAAAGAACCCACTAACTTAGGCAGGGTTCTTTTTCTATGGGTATCTAAAATCTAATACCAAAATAGTAAAATATTAATGAGGGTAAAGCCCTTGAATAATTTTAAAATTAGAGAGGTAGGAGGAAGATATCCATGAAACAATTAACAAAACAAGACATTTTAAATAAACTTTATGAAATTGCAGAAAAAGAAAAATTAGATTTTACAAGAGAGGTTCAAAAAACTATTAGAAATGAAGTAGTACCTATGGAGGTTATAAAGATATTAAATAAGTATGATAAATCTTTTTTACCAATATATGATACATATAATGCTGTATATCTAAAAAGATTTAATAACCCATTATATAGGAATTTAAGAAACCCATATATAGATGTAAAGGAAGCAGCAATAGCATTAAGCTCATTAGTTACTAAAATGCTAATAAGTATAAGTAAAATGCCAAAAGAAGATATATCAATATTTTCTACTGTAATGAACATTTCAGGAATAAATCTAGCAATAACAAATTATGCAATTTATGGAAAAGAAGATGAAATTATGGAACAACATAGACAAGTAAGAGAGTTATTGGAATTGTTATTTTTAGAAGATAAGGAGGATTAGAATGGGTTTTAGAGATAGAATAAAAAAGTTGACAGAAGATACATTTAAAGTAAGAATAATACCTAAACAAACTCCTAGAGATAGTATGGCAATAACATCTGAAAAAAATTCATTACCTAACCAAGTTGATGAAGCAATAGATAGTGGAAAAAGAATTGACCTATCAGGTTTGAGAGATTTGATGACATTAAAGACAGATAGAAATGAACAATATAAAGCATACGAGGAGATGGTTGCAGATGGTAGAATAGGTGCTGCAGTTGAAATGTATGCTAATGATACAGTACAACAAAGTGCTGATGGAAGTGTTATTTGGGTTGAAAGTGATGATAAAGATGTAGCAGCCTATGGTAATAAGCTTATAGAAGACTTAAACATAGACCAGAATTTATGGAGCTGGGCATATTGCTTATGGTTATATGGAGATGTTTATCTTGAATTATTTGAGAATACATCAACTTTAGGAAATAAACCAACATTATTAACAGAACCAATTAATCATAATGCTAATTTCCAGAAACAATTAGAAATAGAAGGTGCATATCTTGAAAGGTATATAGAGAAAGTACCAAATCCAGCAGATTTATATGACTTACAATTCAAAGGCAAAACAAGTGGGTATGTAAGGTCAAGAGAACCATTAGTAGCCACATACAAAAATAGAATAAATACCTATAATGTTACATCATCAACTGAAAAGATAGATATAATGTCTCCTATGAAGTTTGTACATATATGTTTATCTCCTAATATAACACGATACCCTGAAAAATTTAGTATAGTACAAGATACAGATAAGGTAAAAGATAAAAATGGAAATATAACATCAAGTAATGAACAAGTACATGAAAATTCAACATATACAGTTTTAAGAGGACAATCAATGCTAGAAAATGTATATGGACCTTATCAAGCATTAAAACTAAAAGAAGATAGTATATTATTAGAAAGAATAACAAAGGCTTCTATTACAAGAATTATACAAATAGAATTAGGTGATATGCCTGAAAGTCAAAAAGATAGAGTATTAAGAGATTTAAAAGAACAAATAGAGCAACAACTTCAAATGAATAAAATATCAGGAGATGTAAATAGTAGAGCAAGTGCTAATCCAACAGAGAATATAATATATACAACTACTAAAAATGGTAAAGGTGTAATTAATACAGTAAATATTGGTGGAGAAGCAGATTTAGGAAATATGGAAGATATTACCCAATCTGAAAATAAATTATATGGTTCTCTACAAGCAAATAAAGCAGCTTTAGGTGCAGATATGGATGGTACAGGTTTAAGTAATGGTGGTTCACTAACTGAATTAAATGCTATATATGCTAAAAGAATAACAAGAGGACAAAATGCAATAATATCAGGTATAACTACACTTATAAATATATTTGCATTAAGAGAAGGGTTATCAGAAACTCATGTAAACAATTTCACTGTTAGAATGGTTAAACCAGTTACATCTGAAGATACAAGAAGAGATGAATTATTATCTAATAAAATTAGAAATGTTGGAGATTTATTAAATCTTATTAGTGATAAAGATATGGTTGATACATTACCTAGATTAAGAATTATTGCACAGTTGATGGTAGATTACTTATCACAACAAGAAATTGCTGACATACTAAATGAAATTATAGAACAAAAAGAAACAGAAGTTGATGAAGAAGAAACAGATACAGAAGGAACTTTTGATAGTATATCTACAAGTGGTGGTGGAATGTCAGGACCAAAACCAATGGGAAATGAAAAAGGACCAGATTTGGATAGTGGATTAGGTGAACCTAATATGCCAGATTTAGATAATAGTGAATCAGACGTTAGTGCAGGTTCAAGTGATGAAATAGACTTATCAAGTATAGAAGGAGAAGACTTATTATAATAAGGAGGTGGTGTAGTATTGAAATTAAACATTATACAAGAATGTGATAGTGGTTTTACTCAACCATCAGCAGTTAGTAATATAAGAAAAGATGTATTTAAGAAAAAAGTTGAGGAAGCCTCTATTGATAAAAATTCTAAAGATGCAGGTATTCAATTTAGAGATTTAGTTGAAAAAACACAAGATGAAATAAATGACTATATAGATATATCTGGGTGGGATAATATTCCTAATAAAGTAAGAATAGCTTTAAAGAAATTTCAAAATGAATTTGATAGAGTTATAAATGAATATAGTACACCACCTAGAGAAATACCTCTATATAAATTGTGGAAAATGCTAACAGATGAGGAACAAGATAAATTACTACAATTAGTTGAAAATTTAAGCCATTTACTAGATGATGGATTTATAGTTAAGAATGAAAGAAAAAGAATTTAATAAATTTTAAAAAAATACTTGACATATTTTAAAACTTATAATATACTCTTTAAAGAGTTAAAAATTTGAAAGGGGCTTTTAAAATGGATAATTTAATTGAAATTGTAAATCCAGATGAAGAAGATTTCTATAATGGAAGATTATTTATAGTAAGTGTATGGCGTGGTGCTGGTTATGCACTAAATCAATTTGAAGTGTATGGTAACGATGATATTGAAAAGATATTAGAAAAAGTTGTTGCTTATGCAGAAGATAATTGTAGTGAGATATTACTAGACCCAGATGAGGTATATGAAAGTATCTCTATGGATTTTGAAGAAGAATTTAATGAATATATAAAAGAAAATCCAAATGAGAATGAGGATACATTTATTGCTGATTATTTTGAATATATGTATATTGATGGAACTATGGAAGGTGCAAGTCAACCATATTACATTAGGACAGAAAATTTAAGAATAAAGGAAATTAAATAAGAAAGGGGATATTTAAAATTATGAAAACAATTAGAGAAATAATTGATTTAATGGAAGCAGCTGAAGATTATAGTGATTTATATTCTGCTGCAAATGAAATTAAAGATTCATCTTTAAGAGAGGAGGTTTCAAGTGCAATAGCAGAGTACAAAGAATTAGATACACCAGTTGATGAGGCTTATTCTTGTGTAACTTCTGATTTACTAGACTTTTATATGTATGAAGATAATATAGAAAATTTAACAGAAAGTAAATCAAAGAAAACAGAAGGAATTGATGACAAAGTATATGAAGTTGCAGATAAAGTAGCAGAAAAAATTAAAGGTACTGGTTCTGAAAGAGTTAGCATGGAAGAATTAGATGAAATAGTTTCAGATACATGTAAAGAATTAGGTGTAAAAGAATATGATGATTTAGATGCAGACATAAGAGGTATTTTGGCATATAAAGGCTTAGATACAGATTTTGAAACAGGTGAAATTATAGTAGTAACAGAAAATAAAAAAGTAACTGAAAAAAGAAAACTATCTCCAGAAGATGAAGCACATTTCAACGATGAAATAGATAAAATAGCAAGACAAGAAATTGAAGATAAATTTAAAAATGATAAGAAAAAACCAGATGAGGAGGTTGAAAAAGAAATGGATAAAATAACAGAGGGAAAAGACTTTAATACATCTGATATTTGTAAATGGGTAAAAGAATCAATTAAAGATTTAGTACAATCTGATGAAGGTTGTTGTGAATATAAATTAGACGATGACTTATCAATATTCTGTGGTTGGTCAGATGGTTATGACCCAGAAGATAAGGATGGAATACACTCTAAAGAAAATCAATCATGGTGCTTAAATATTGGTATTAAATGTAATCATGAATATATGAAAACAGATTTTGATTGGTTAAATGCACCATATAATGAAGAAACTGGGGAAGTGTGGGATACTAATATGACATTAGATAAAGATGGAATTGATGAAACAGATGCTCAATGGTTAATTGAACAATATAAAGAAATTAGAGAAGCACTTGATAAAGGTGAAATTATTTTAGAAAACAAAGAGAAGAAAACAGAAGCAAGAGAAGAAGTAAGTTTTCCAGAAATTATAGAAATGATGGAAACTGCTGAAGATTATGCTGACTTATACAGTGCTTGTAGTTATATTAAAAATGAGAACATAAGAGTAGATGCCGAAATTTTAATAGGGGAATGTGAAGATGATGGGGATGATGTTGAAACTGCTTACTCTATTGTAACATCTGACATATTAGACCCATATTATAGTACAGAGAATGTACCTAGTCTAGTTGCAGTTGAAAGTAAGAAAGTAACTGAAAGTAATGGAATTGATAATTCAGACGAAGAGGATTTAGCTACTATGTTATATGCAGAGGCAATGGATTATGCTTCATTTGATAGAGATGGTAAATGTACTGATTATGAAATACAAGATTTAGAAGAAGTACAAGATTGGTATGATAGCTCTGTAACAGAAGAAACATATAACAAAGTTGTAGGTATAGTAAAAAATGTTATTGATAATATAAAATTCTATAATGATAGCGAAGGTACAGGAACATATATAGAATTAAATGATAATCATACACTTTGGGAAGTAGAAGCACCAAAAGAAGTAAGTAATGATGGAAGTTTTGATATGGTTTACTCTGATATTGTAAATGAAGCAGCAAATAAATTTCAAGAAGAAACAGATACTAAACTATTTTTAGTAGGTAGAATGGGAAGACATGCTTGTGTTGAAAATAATTTTACAAATGCTTCAAGATATAATGAATTACAAGAAGTGCAAGAAAAACTTGAAAAAGAGGTTATAGAAAAGGCAAATGCTTATCTAAATGGAAACTTAGAAGAAGGTAAGAAAGTAACAGAAAGTGCTGGTAATTATTCCAATATTCTAAAATTTGCACAAGAATTACAAGGTGCATTAAGAAATAATGGTTATAATGCAACATTTGAGGATGTTGGCGACGATGAGCAAATTGCTGCAACAGTAGAAAAAGATGGTGTAGAATTAGGAATTGGTATTTATTTAGGTGTAGAAGATGGTATGGGTGCTTATGGTTATGAAGAAGATACAATAGGTTTAGGTGGAGATTGTATGGGTGAAACTATATATCCATTATATGTAAAAGGTTGGGATTATGAAACAGGAACACCTTCTGGAAGCCCTATTGAAGGAAGAGAAGTATATGCTATGTTTAATGAAATAGATAAAACATCTGTTGAAGAAGTAGTAAGTATTGTAAACAAAACATTTGATGAAAGAGGACAACATGATAATGAGAAAAATTTACAAGTTAAAAAAGATACTCCTAATAAAGAATTTTATAATTCAGACACAACAGAATTCATTGATTAGAATATAGGGGGTATTTAACATGGCAAAGCAAATAATAGAAGTAAAACCTAGAATAAGATTATTGCTGAACGATGTTGAGAATAAAGTCAGAAAAGCAAAAAATAGTAATGATTATTTATTAGTAAAGTTTGGTAGAAAAGGCGAGTTCATGAGAGTGGACTTCGCCAAAGACCAAACTTATGGATTTAGTCATAATTTATATAATATGGAATTTATGACAAGATTGGGAATTATGGTTAGACAATATAAAGTATCAAATGTATTTAAGATTGCTGACTTTATATTTGATTGGGTTAATAGATTAAATAGATAATTACCAGAATTGATTTCTAGGGATTTTAATATACATAGGTAACAAATTATATAAGGAGGGACTTTAAATTGGAAGAAAAAGAATTTAGAGTTAAAGATGTAATAAATCTAACACTTGATAGAATGAAACAAGAAGGTGTATATTTTGCAACTAAAGATGACCAAGGATATGCAAGTGGAAAAGATTTATATAAATTAGATAAAGAAGGACTTATAGAAGAAAAAACTATTGATAGGATAGTAGAAGAGGTTATTTCTTATATGGGTGATGGTGCTGCATACCTAATAGATGCTGTAAACCAATGGATAGAAGATGGAATTGTAGAAGGAAAAATTGGTTATGTAGATAATCTAAATATGGATTTTGATGATAATGCAATTATTGAAGGAAATTTAGATATATATAATGCAGTAATAGACCATGATTTAAAAACAGATGTAGAGCCTAAAGAAGAGGAAATTTCAAAAGAAGCAGAAGAAGTAAAACCAGAAAAGAAAAAGAAAGCAGAGAAAAAAGATATATGTTATGAAGATGCCTATGATGTAGAAGGTAAAAGATATAAAGTAACAGAAGGTAATGAATATAATACAGAGGAAGAGATTAAATCAAGGCTAAAAGAAATAAATAAACAACTTTCTTATATCAAAAGAAGAGATAATGTATCTCTTTCAATAGGTTCAGAACAGGAACAAGCAGACCTATATGCTGAGAGAAATAAATTAAATGGAAAATTAAGAAAGATTAGAAATAAAAAAGTTGATATAGCCAATATGTCAAGTGAAGAGCAAGAATCATTTAAAGCTAAACTTAAAGAATTAAATTTATGGGATGGAACAGAAGAAAACCTTCCTAGTGCAATTCAAATATATAGAGCATATCACATGAACGAAAGTAAAAAAGTTGTAGAAGCTGTTTCTAAAAGTAGTCTAAAAGATGATTTAACAAAAAAGATAATCTCTTATATGGTAAGTGAAGGATTTGAAGAAGATGAGGCAGAAGATTATTTTATTGTAGAAACTAGGGAAAGTGAAAGTGGAGATTTAGTTGCAGAAGTAAGAGCAGAATTAGATTTTGATGGTTGTATGCAATTAGCAGAAATACTTGACCCTGTTGTTAGAAAGTATGATAAAGAAGCATATTTTGATGTGATTACAAATGGAATAATCCAAGCAGTAATTGAAATTGAAGCTGTAGGAAAAATATCTGAAAATTTTAAGAAAGCCCCTAAAGTTAAATCTAATAAAAAATCTCTAACTGAGGGGGCTAGAGAAAGATTAGATGAAAGAAATGAACAAAGTGCTGGTATTATTGAAAAAGCATTACAAGGTATAACAGACCAAACAAGTGAACAAGAAAGTGGAATAATAAATAAAACAAGTGAGTTATTTAACTCTTTATCTGATAGGGGTTACGATGTACAAGTAAGTTTTGATAATGGGGAAAGCACAAGCTCTATTTCAATAGGTCAACAAGGTGCAAATGTACTAATTACAATTACAGATGCAGAACAACCATTAAGAGCTTTTGCAAGTGGTAATTTTGAGATAAATGATGATAGTATAAAAATGATAAAAAGCATTATGGAAGTTTTAAAATAAATTTTCAAAAATACTTGACATATTTTAAAACTTATAGTAATATACTATTACAGTAAATAATTTGGAGGTATCAATTATGAATATTGAAACAGACATAAATAAAATACATTTTCCATTATCAGAAGAAGACCAAATGACATACTATTATAAAACAGCAATGCTAGGACAGTCTATTCCTTTTGAAGTTTATAAAATAGGAAATAAGTATTTTGATGTATATGGAACAGAATTAGATAAAGATGGAAATAATTTAATAGAAAAGAAAACAGAGGCTAAAATAACAGATTATATATCAGAAGAAGAATTAGATACAGCAATTAAAAATAACCCAATATTAAACTTATATAAAGGTTATGAAGTTTTAGATGATATGTTTATACAAATGAATGGAAATATGAGTAACCCTATTTATAAAATATACAAAGATGAGGATAATAATAAATTTATGGCTTATGTATCTAATAAATCTCAAGAAAAATTAGGAGATGAGTTCTTCTTATGTGAAGGAAAAAGTTTAACAGAAGATACAAATACTACAAGTATTCCTGTAATAAATAAGATTATAGATGAATTTGAAAAACTATACAAAGAAACAGGTATCAATAAAGAAGATTTAGTAGATAATGGAGAAATCTATTATATGAATGGGAATATGGGTACTGATGGTGATTGGGAAACAAATGGACATATATCTTATTTTATGTCTTTCTATAAAAGTACAGAAAGAGGATTTGCTAAAATAGCAGTAGATGTTTCAGGTAATATGTATGGTTGTTATTATTTGGAAGAAGGTAATGGTAAACCAAATAAAATAGAAGAGGTAAAAATATCCAATGAAAGTGAAATGTTAGAAGTTGCAGCACTTTTATTTGAACAAACAGATGAAATGAGTTTATACAACGAACCAATAAATAAAATAGATTTAGATGCTAATATACAATCCCTAGAATATAGTTGGTTGTTAGGTGAAAATGATGAAGACTGGGATGACTACTATAATTATGAACATGAAGAAGATGAAGATGAAAATGACTGGGATGAAGAAGATGAATATTATGAGAGTTTTCATAAAAAACTACAAGAGGATAAGAATGATAATATAAATAAAGACGGCAGTATATTTGATGATGGGGATAGAGAAGTCTTTAATAAATTAAAAAATCAAAAAGAAGAAAAAACAGTAAAAGACCTAATTCAAGATAGAATAGGGGAAGATATTACAGTAGGTGAATTAAATACAATTCTACAAAGTATATTTGGAAAATATGATGATATATTTTTACTACACAATGATTTATATAATGCAAGTACAGATGAATTACAAGATTTAGTTATATGGGACGACGATGATATGTACACAATAACATTTAGTGTAGTTAATATAGAAGAAGGTATTATCGAAATTACAGATGTTAATGTAGAGTAGAAAATAAATACAATAAGTTTTGAAAAATCCCTTGACATATTTTAAAACTTATTGTATTATTCATATATAGGAGGTATAAAATGAAATATTTAGATAGAAAACCTAGTGAATATATTGCAGATTTCAAGGACTTTTGCAAGGATTGGAATTTAGATGAAAATGATGACAATTCTATTGAGAAATACATAAATGAATTTACTAAATGGCATATTATGTTTAAAGGAATTGGTTATGTACAAATGGAAGCAATGGAATTAGAAGATGTATTACTTAGCAAAGAAAGATATTCTTTAGAGGAAGATAAAAACAAAGAGGAGAATAATGAAGAAACATTAGACGAGATATTAGAAAGAGCAATATCTGAGGAAAAAGATGCAATAAATACCTATGATGACATACTAGAAAAAGTTGATAATAAAGGTTTAGAAGATATGATTAAGGAAATTAAATCTGATGAGGAAGAACATCAAAAACTTTTAGAACATTATTTAGAAACTGGAGAAGCATTAGCTGATGATGAATTAGATAAACTAGAAAAAGAGAAGAAAACAGAAAATAAAAAACTAATTGAAAGCCATTTAGATGATTATTCATCTGAAAAAAGATACCAAGTAACTTATATATCTAAAGATGGGGAAGAAGATAAAGTAACCTATAAACCTACAAAGAATACTAATATTGCAGGTGTACAAAAAGAATTAGGTAATAAATATAAAGATTTCTTCAAACTAAAAGATATACAAGAAATAGAAGGAGAGGTTGAGAATATGAAAAACGAAGATTTAGATTTATTAGATAGCGAGGAACTTATTGAAAAAGATACATTAACAGAAGCAACAAGTTTATCTGCTGGGGATGATAATAATACTGTAATTGTTAATAAAAATCAATATGGATATAATACTATTGCAATAATTATAGATGATACTAATAAAAGATTTCAATTAGTAACAGGGCAATCACTACCTACTGGGAAATATAGAAAAGCTTCAAAGAAAGCAATTAGACAAAAGGCAGAAGATTTAAAAACACAAGGATATGAGGAAATTAAAGGTGCAAATAGTTTAACAGAAAATAAAGAGGAAGCTGTTACAACTCAAAAAGGTACATTTGAAAAAGAAGAGTTAGATGCAATGGAACAAGAGATGAAAGACGCTTTTAAAGATTACTGGAATAGTAGAATAAGTTTAGAAGATTTAGAAGCAGTTAAGGAGAAATTAGGAAAATATCTAACAAATGCACAGATAACAAATTGCCAAACAGAAGCAAGTTTAGAAGATAAAAAGGTAACTGAAAGTAAATCACCTTTATTTAGATTTAAAAATGGTGAAATAAATAGAGGAGAATTTGATGAAATTGCAGATAAAGAATCTCCTGAATATAAATTTATGAACCACATGATTGACTGGGCAGAATATGATAAGTTAGCAGACCATAATTCAGCAGATTATAAATATTTAAACAATGAGATTAATTTTGGTGAATATGCTAAATTAAATGAAAATGTTGAAAATAAAACAGAAGCATTTAGTGATAGTGAAGAAAGAGATTTTGTAAGATATGGTAATTGTATAGCAAAACAAGACTATGCAGATAGAGATGTAGTAGGTTATATATTTTTTGAAAATGAAGAAGATTATGAAAAAGGTATAACAGGTGATTATCAAGAATTTTCAAAACCATTTGAAAGAGAAGATATTATAAATCACATGAAAGATATATTTAGTAGTAATAATGAAGAAGAAATATATTATTTACAAGATAGAATACTTGATTATGAAAAACATGGAATTGGGACTAAAAAAGAATATGAAAAGAATTTAGATAGATTACAACAACTACAAAGTGGAGATATGTCCGAGAATAAGAAAATAACAGAAGATACTAAAAGAGATGATGTTACTGAATATGTTATATCTTTTGAAGATATGAATGATGATGAATATTTTGAAGATAAAGAAGAAGCAGATAAAAGATTTGAGGAACTAAAATCAAATAAAGAATTAAATAAAGTTCATCAATATTATAGAAAAGATTGGAATTGGGATGAGGAATCTGAATCATATATAGAAGGGTATGTAGAAGTATTTTATACAAATGGTGACCTTGTAGAAGAAAGTTTTGAGGATGAATTAGCAGATGCAAAAGCAGATAGTATAGAAAAAGGTTTATATACTGAAAGTGATGAAAGAGGATATTTACACATTGAATTTACAGATGGTAGTAATCCATATATAAAATTTGTAGATAATAAAAAAGAATTAGATGCAGAAATTAAAAAATGGTCTAAAGAATTTAATATTGAAACTGTAAAAGATATGGGAAGTAAATTATTTGTAAAAGCAACACCTAAAAGAAAAGAACCAGATTTATTTGACCTTGACGAATTAGATGAAAGTGAAAAACTTATAGAAGGTGCTTCAAACTTTGAGGAATTAAAAAATCAAATCATAGATGCCTATCATAGTGTATTACCTAATTGTGGTTGTACAGTAGAAAAAGGAGCATTAGGAAAAGATACATTCTTTGTAACATTCTACTTAGCAAAAGATAATAGTGAATTTCCAAATAAAATAGCACAAAATGATTTATTCAATATATCTTTCTTTATAACACCAGATACTAGAGATATAAATTTAGACGAACAATTACCAGAAACATTTAATTTAGAAGTAAATGGTAATACTATTTTGACTAAACCAGATAATCAATATATGGCTTATGGAAGTGTAAGAGTACCTTTAAGAAAGGTATCAGGTTCACCAGATAAGATAGTACAAACAATTACTAAATATGCTCAAAAAACTAAAGAAGTATTGGAAAAATTGGTAAATGATGATAAGATACCAGAAGATAGAAAAGAATTAGTTATAAGTAAATTATAATAAAATATTAATGAGGGGCTGGATAATAGTATTTACCCAGCCTATTTTAATAAAGGAGGCATTACATTGAATAGGTTAAATGAGGCATTAGAAGTGCATGATGATTTAAATCCAGTATTATGGGATGATATGGAATTAAAAGATGATGTTAAATCAAAATTATTAGAAATTGCAAATACTTTTATTGAAGGATTAGATTTTCCTATAAATGTCGCTGACATAAGATTTTTAGGCTCAAATGCAAGTTATAATTATAATGAACATTCTGATATAGATTTACATATTATAACTAATTTTGATTTAATTTATGTGGATAAAGATATATTACAACAATTATATAATGCAAGTAAGAATAGTTTTAATAATAATCACGATATAACTATAAAAGGTATCCCAGTTGAACTTTATATTGAAGATATGAATAGTATGAATGCTACAAATGGTTCTTATAGTTTATTAAATGACGAGTGGATAAAGGTTCCAGAGCCAATCAATTATGATATACCAGATTACTCTGAGGATTTACAGGAAATGATTAATGAAGTGGAAGAGGTATTATTATCTACCGATAAAGAAGAAGTTGAAGAATTGATAAATAGAATTTATTTAGGTAGAAAAGATGGTTTGGCAGAAGATGGAGAAGCAAGTATAGGAAATCTTGTATTCAAAGAATTAAGAAATATGGATTTAATTGAGAAATTAAAAAATAGATTTAATGAACTAGAAAGTGTAGAGTTGACACTTGAAAATAAATTAGAAGAAGATTTAGAAGATACTCAAGAGAACAGTGATTTGATAACACAAAAAGAAATTGAGTATAGAGAGTATATAGATACTCATATTGAAAATGTCAAAAAGGCTTATGATAGGATAGTAAAACAATATGCAGAAGATTATTTAACTGCAAATCAAATAAAGCAACTAGAGGATAATCTAAGTAAACATGATGAAGATAAAAATATACCTTCTATATTTGACACATATAGAAGAAATCACTACCCAATAAATGATGAAGAGAAAGAAGCAGCAGAAGAAGATTATGACATTGCATGGCATTATCATAAGACACACAATCCACATCATTGGGAATATTGGTTGAATAGTGCTGAGGAATTTGCACAAGATATAGATGAAGATGCAATGAAATTAGCATATTTTGAAATGTTATGTGATTGGTTGTCTTTTGGGTTTAGAAAAGAAGAAACATCTGCAACTGGAGAATCAACTGAATTTAAAGTATGGTATGGTGAGGCAAAAAAGAATATAAAAATACACCCACAATTACAGAATTGGTTTAATAAAATTGTTGAAGATATTATGAGTTTTATTGATGAAAATAAAGACACACTATACACAGAAAATAAAAAACACTTGACAAAAGTTGAAAGTTGTAGTATAATTAATGAGGAAAATGTAGATGTTAATAATAGAAAGGTAGGTGAAAATGAAATGACAGAGGTAGATAAACAAAAAGAATTAAAAAGAATGCAAGAATGGGTAAATACAATACTTGAGGGAAGAAAATTAGAAGAAAGCTCAATGAGCAAAGTTGCAGAATATATATCACATTATCAAGTTGGATTTATAACTGCATTTAGACAAGGAAATACTAAATCAACAAATCAAGATAGAAACCATGATTTAAAACTTGATATTATACAAGACTTAAATAAAACTAAATTATCCTATATAAAAGTTGATGGCACTTATCCAGAAACTAAACTTGATAAAGATGGAAATCCTATTGATGGAGAGTTTATACAAATATTTGAAGAAACTTTTGCAATAATAAATGACCAATATGATTCAAATGATTTTATTAAGATAATGTCTAATCTATGTGGAAAGTATGACCAAGATAGTGTTTTAATAGTATTCCCACCAACAAATAGCCAAAAGAAAATTGAAGATAATGTAACTGCAGCAGAGTATAATAAAGATGGTAAACAAGTTGCAACATATAAAGGATTTACTGTTAGTGTATATGATAAATATAAAGATAAGAATACAGATATTGAAGAATACTATACAAAAGTTGGAAATAAGAAATTAAGTTTCACAAATAGACAAGAAGTATCTGAAAGTATTGATAAAGAACCCAAATTCGATATATATACTTATAGACTAAAGAAACAAGGTAATTTAGGTGGTATGTTAGAAGCACAAAGAAAACATTATTTTGTTGAAGCTTTATTAAAAGAGTATAGTAAGGAGAAATTACAAGAAATGAATTATACAGAATACAAAGAAAAAGAAGATTTTACTTATGACTTTGAAGTAGAAGTACCATTAAAACTAACACAAGAAAGTGATTTAGATACTATCGAAGATAAACAAGGTAATGATATAGAAATGGATATTGATTATGATAGCTTATATGATTCTTTTGTAGATGCAGAAGAGATAATAAAAGAACTATTCAATGATGAAGACTATTTAAAAGAAATCTTCCCAAATGTAGGAAGAGGAAGGGTATATCCAGAATTAGTTTATATTGAAGAAGATAGTATGAAATTAAATATAGGATTTAGTGATGTAGTTGACCCTGTAGAAAAAGGAAATGACATACATTTAGATGAGAAAGAAATTAAATCTCAAATCAAAGACCTTGTAGAATCTGTTATAGATAATATAGGTTATATAGATGCTAAGCAATCTTATGAAGAATATTCTGGTTATACAGATGAAGATGGTGACCCAATATACGATACAGAATATTCAGATGAAAGTATATTATTTAGAATAGAATTAAATGGGGAAATAAAGATACAATCATTAGTAACTAAAGTAACAGAGAATAAGAAATTAGAAGAATCTAATTTAAGTAGAATATTTAATCATTATAAGAATGACCCATTTATAGTAATTAGTGCTGAAAGAACACCAGAAAAAGATGAAACAGAAGAACAAGCAAAGCAAAAAAATAAAAAAAATACACTATCATTAAAGAATGATATTAGAAGTGCAGGATTTGGTTATATTCCAGTTGACGGTGGCTGGAAAGAAGATGGTATTGTATCAACTGAAGCATCATTCTTTATCCCAAAGCCAAGTGGTATAGATTATAGTGATTTCTTTGATTGGGGAATTGAAATGTGTAAGAAATATGGACAGTATGCAGTTTTAATTAGTAATGGAGAAGGGAATATTGCTTACTATACACAAGAAGGAAATGTAGATATGGAGTTTAAAGGTGGTATTTCATTTAATAAAAATACAATAGACAAAAATATAGATGACGATGGTGGTGTTGGTGGATTTACATCATTGAATAAGAAAAACCCAAATAAAAACTTCCAATTACAACAATTAAAGATAGATAAAAATATTATAAATAATCTAGCAAAAGAAAATGCTAAATGTGATGTATTAAAACTATATGCAGATGAGTTTAAAACATTTACAGAAGAAGATATACAAACTCTTATAAATACTCTTTATAATAGTAAATTAGATTTAAGCAAGGATAGTGGAAATGCTGAGTTGGATGACTGTAAGTTATCATATAGTAAAACAAATGATGGTATTCAAATTTCTTTGAGAGAAAGCAAAGATTTAATTAGATATAAAAATTATTCTCAAAAAGACTATATGTTTAATAAAAGCTATTCTAATAAAATTAAAATAGAGGAGAATGATACAAACTTTGATATATTATCTAAATATAAAAATGCCGATTATGGATTTATACAAGATAGAGATTTAGAATTTATTGTAGAAACATTATATGGAAAAGGAACAAAACTTAATGAAGGTATAAATGATTATGGTGATTTAAAGTTAGAATATAAGCTTGGTAAGATAATAAGTTTAGAGCAAAAATAAAAGAGAAGATTAAATCTTCTCTTTTATTTATCCTACTAATTTAATTTTAACATTTCCTTTTACAACTTTTTCTGTTAAATATTTTTTATATGTTTCTTCTGAATTATCTTCAATAAATCTTTCTTTGTCAAATTCTTTCTTTGTGTATGGTCTTGTTAAGACTGCGTCTACACATTTACCATTAAGTTCATCTATATCTTGATAATTCATTCCTTCATATAATACTTTTTTACCACTATCAATTATTTCATTATTTAGGTCTATTTTGTTCATTAATTCTGCATATTCAATAAGTGCTTCATTATTAGGATTACTTTCTAATATTTGTTTTAACATATCTCTTATTTGAATATTCTCATAACTTGCATTATCTACCTTTTCAAATTCTTTTGATACATCTACCTTTGATGCATCTATTTCTACTTTCTTTGCCATAATTAGCAACCTCCTTATTATTTAATTTATAATTATAATACTATAAGTTTTAAAATATGTCAAGTATTTTTAGAAATTTATTTTAAGTTTTCTAACCAACTTTTTGCATATTTTTTACCTATACTCTTACCCATTACATAAGCATAAGGTAAGAGTATATTGTGTCTATAATTTAAAACATCTTGTGAGCATTTAACACTACTAATTATATCTGTATTACAAGGATGATATATTGATAATGTTCCAAAATTCATTATTTTATATTCAAATTCTGTATTATTTAAAATTGGGTTTAATATATTTTCTAGTTCCTTTTTAAGTGCTTTGAATTGTTCATTATCATTTAATTTATTAACATCTGCAATTCTTTTATATTCACTTAAATTATAATTTACTTTAAATTCTAATAAAGCAATTTCATTTAATATAAATATTATTGCATCCTTTTGTTTTTCGATTTCATTTAGTTTTTCTTTTTCATTTTCATCCAATTTTATAAATTCCATAATAAATATCTCCTTTAAAAACTATTATTTACTTACTATGCCTATATTATACTATAAGTTTTAAAATATGTCAAGTATTTTTTAAAATTTTATAAACCTTATTTATTATTATGTCTTTGTAAAATATTAATGAGGAGATTGTTATCCAGAAAGGAGATTTAAGTATGTTTGTATATCTAAATGATGGCAGAAAAGTAAATATGATGTGGGTTATGTCATATTACCAAGATAAAAATATAGTTATCTATGATATGATAAAAGGTCAGACATTAAAGATAGAGGAAGTTTTTAAAACAGAAGACGAAGCAAAAGCAAGAGTAGTTGAACTGGATGGTAACTATGTAATTTAAGGAGGAAATAGATATGTCAATAAAATATAAAAAAGTAAATCCATCTGAATTTATAGATATTGGTGATATACTTATGGTTTCTCCTAAAAATCAGAGGGTAACAAAAGCTATTAGAGATAGACATGGAATAAATGAAAGACTTGTTGTAGGTGTTGTTACTAAATCTGATAATACTACTCCTATGCCTATATTAGTTGATGGTGGTTTATCAAAATCTACTGAAAGAGTTACTATACATGGTGGTAATAGTAAAATAAGTATAATACCATTAATAGGAGGAAGCTCTGAATCTAACCCTAGAGAATTTGTTGAAATTGAAACAAATGGAATTGAAACTGTTGGAATTGACGATAAAAGAGTAGCGATAGGAGATAAGCTGACTATAAGTAGATTTACAGCAGGAAAAGCAGAAAGAAGAAAAATATCTAATACAAATCCATCAGGTGGAAGAAGTATAGGAAAAGTAATAAATAAAATAGACAAAGAGCATGTAAATGTTCTTTTGAATATAGAGTAAAGGAGGAATTATATAAGATGGCAACAAGTGAAAATATAGATGCAAGATTGCAGAGAGTAGAATCTTCTGTTTCAAGTTTAAACTCTAATTTAAACAAGTCAAAAACAGATATATCAAAAAATAAAACAAACATAGAACAAAATAAAACAGATATAGATACTTTAAAATCAGATGTTTCTAAAAATGCAAATGATATATCTATAATGAAAGTTGACCAAACAAATACAAATGCTGATGTTAGACTACTAAAAACTAATGTATCTAATATAAATGAAGATATAGTTGATTTAGCAAATCACGTTGACTATGTAGATGAAAAACATGATAATCTTGAAAAGAAGCATACAGAAGAAATCACAGTTGTAAATGATGAAATTGTTAATATCTATAAAGGAATTACAAAAATTGAAGATACAGTAAATGAAATAAAAAATAATGGTGTGCCAAACAGACCACCATACCCAAATTGGGGTTGTGGATGTATGCCACCACAACCACCAGAAGAACCTGAGGAACCTGTATTACCTGAAAATGCTACAATACTAGATAAATTAGTTGCAGATTATTTAAAAGAACAGATAGGTAATGTATTATGTACTATAATACCAAGACATGATATTTCTTCAAATTGGACATTAAATGACCCAGTTTTGACAATGGGAGAATATGGTGTTGAAGATGATACTCATAGAATTAAAAGAGGTGATGGTACTTCTAAATGGTCAGAACTACCTTATGAAACATTTGGTATTGAGAGTATAGTTGCTGATAAAGCATCTGATATTAGATACGATAATTCAGAAAGTGGATTACAAAAGTTTAATGTACAAGATGTATTAGATTTCTTAATTAAAACAGATGAAGAATTTGCTAAAAAATTTGATAAGAAAGAAGATATATCAAATCGTAAAGATGATTTATCTAATACAGATAATGTAAATAGTAATTCATATCCTACAACAAAAGCAGTTGTAGATTATGTAAGAGATGTTGTAAATGATTTACCAAGTGTTGACCCAGATGACCCAAATCATACAGGAAATTGCTTACCAGAAGTTGAGGATACAACAAAAGATTATACATTACAAAATATTCAAGGTGAAACTAAATGGGTTGAAAATGCAAGTGGTTCTATACAGGATATCGCTGCATTACAACAAAAGATAGATGACCAACAAATAGAAATAAATACATTAAAATCAGACCTACAAGCATTACAAAACAGGTTTGATAGTTTAATAGATTTGAATGAGGAGGAATTTTAGAGATGGCTAATGGATTATTAGAAAAGAAAAATTTGGAAGATATCGCAGCTGCGATTCGTGTAAAAAATGGAAAAACAGAAGTAAAGTACAAGCCAAGTCAAATGGCAGATGCTATTATGGAAATAAAAACAGGTGGTAGTATAATTGTTTCAAATGAGGTAAGTGAGGTACACATAGTAGACGGTAAAACTACAATAAATGTACCCAAGACTGAAAAAGAACCAGAGGTAGGAGATTATATTGTAGCACAAACTAGGAATGGTAACGATTATGATGCTGCAGTATTTAGGATAGATGCTGTTGATAAAGATACAGATGCTGATAATTATATATGTTCAGTAACAGTAAGTGATACACTTGATGTTATTGGTGTAGATTCAAGTGATGCAACAGCATTAGCAACAGATATTATGAAAGGTAAAACTGCTTATGTAAATAATGAAAAAGTAACTGGTACTTTAGAAGCTTTAGTAGGAAAAGATTTAAAAGTTAAGTCTGTAACTAAAGGGATTGGAGATGCTGGTCCTGGTGGTTCTACTGTTACTTATAGCGACATTAATGTAACTTTTACAAATGATTTAACAGCATCTCAAGTAATTAATTCTACAACAAGAACAATAGAAACATCTATTGATTACAGTGATATAGCAACAGCAATAGACTTAAAAGCAGGAGACATTGTTACAGGAAAAACAGTATTAGGTATTGCAGGTGCTGGTGGTGCTGCAGGTGGTATTGATACAACTGATGCAAATGCAACAGCAGATAATATTGAAAGCGGAAAAACAGCTTATGTAAATGGAGCTAAAATAACTGGTACTCTTTCTTTATTAAGTGGAAAAGTTGCTTCTGATAATGCAAGTGCTGTAATAAATGATGCTAAAGATGGATTAACAGTTGAATTAGGAAAAACAACTAAATCAATACTAGCAGCAAATTCAGCATTAAAATCAGATATATCATTTACAGATATAAATACTGCTTTAACAGCAGGAGGTATTGGTGTAAATGCAACTGATATTGCTCAAGGTAAAACTATTTTAGGTGTTGCAGGTACATTTACAAGTGATGCTAATGCTGTAGCTGCAAATATGGTAAAAGATAAAACAGCTTATGTAAATGGTGTTAAAGTTACAGGTACAATGAAAGAAGTAACAGGAACAACTGGTAAACTTATAAATAAAACAACAACTGAAACTGACAAATTAGTATTTACACCAGAAAATAATGGTTATGTTGAAACTTCATCTGAATTACACATTTTAAATACAGATTTAGTAACAACTTTAGGATTAACAGCAAATAAAATAGCAAAAGGAACAACTATTTTAGGTGTTGAAGGAACATTTGAAGCAACAACAGAAAAAGAAGATAAAATTACAGAATTAACAAATAAAGTTGCTGAATTACAAGCAATTATAGACGGATACGAAGACTTAAATGAGGTACAATTCTAGTAAAGAAGGAGTTAATAGATTATGGCAAATGGAATAGTAGAAAAGGCATCATTGCAACAAGTTGCAGATGCTATTCGTATTAAAAACGAATTAACAACTAAATATAAACCAGCAGAAATGCCTCAAGCCATAAAAGATATAGCATTAGGGGTTGATACCTCTGATGCTACTGCTGGTGAACATAATATGTCAAAAGGAAAAACTGCTTATGCTAAAGGTGAAAAGATAACAGGTACATTAGAAGATACAGTAGCTGAATACCCTACAACTAAACCATCTGAAACGACTTATACAAAAAATATAGTAAATGTTGATTTAAGTGATTATTCTAATAATATTAAAATGACCTATGTACCAGATGAGACCATAGGAAAAGATGGGGTAATATTAAGACCTAATATTACTTTAAAACAACCACATACAACAGTAACAGGATTGGAAAATTTAAGAGCAGAAAATGTCAAGAAAGGTGTTAGTATTGCTGGTATATCAGGAACTTATGACGTTGACTTGACGGAAATAAAAACTTTGACAGGTAATATATTAGGAGAGGAGGCATAATAAATTGGAAGAAATTGAAAATATAAAGAATGAACTAAATGAAATAAAAACAGCAAGAGATAGTATTAAAACTGCATTAGAAAACGAAGGTGAAACAGTTACAAATGATATTAGAACTTATGCAGATACAATACCTAATGTAAATAAAGTAAAAACAGTAAATAGTGTAGAAGCAGATGAAAATAAAAATGTTCAATTAGATGCTTCTAAAATCAATGTAGATGATACAGCAGAAACTAAACAAACTGTAAAAGAAGTATCTGATAAAATAATAGATACAGATAAGGCAACAATATCATTTTATGTGAATGATACAGCAGATAATATTAATATAAGTTTATTTGGAAAAACAGTTAGTAATAATAATTATAATATTGATACAAATAATCCTAAAAATGGTGGTGCTAATTCATTTCTAAGAAATTACGATAAATCTATTATGTTTCGAAAAATAAATAATTCTAATGGTAGAATAGATTTATCAGTAGCATCTGAAAATGTAATATTTGACCCTCAAGAAAGTGGTATAACAAGTACAAAAATTGCACCAGCAATTAGAGAATTAAAGGGTAAGATAGATGCAATATCAGTACCAGATTATTCTGTTATAGAAACAACAGTAACAGAAGGATATTCAAAAACATATTCATTAACCAAAGACGGAGTAGAAGTAGGAGTTAAGATAAATATTCCAAAAGATTTAGTTGTCAATAAGGGTAATGTAAAAGTAGTAGCAACAGCAGGTACACCTTATGAGGGAGCAGTAGTGGGAGATAAATATTTAGATATTGAACTAAATGACCCAACACAAGACCATATCTATATACCAGTTAAAGAATTAGTTGATGTATATACTGCTGGTGATGGTATTGAAATAAGTGCAGATAATGTAATCAAATCAAAGAATAGTAATCTTATAAATGGTAGTGCAGAAGGAAGTATAAGAAGTAAAAATTCTGCACCTGAAACAAGTACTTATGAATTAGGAACCACAGCTACTGCATTAGGAAATTCTACAAAGGCAAGCGGACCTAATTCCTTATCTGAGGGTAGTTTTTCGGAATCTAGCGGTCCTAGCTCACACGCTGAAGGTAGCTGGACAAAATCAAATGGTTCTAGTTCACATGCTGAAGGGACAAATACTATAGCATCTTGTAACAATTCGCATGTTCAGGGTAGATATAATGTTGAAGATACTAATGAAAAATATGCCCATATAGTTGGTAATGGTGACGAGAGTAATAGAAGTAATGCACATACTATTGCTTGGGATGGAACAGGTTGGTTTCAAGGAAATGTAAAAGTAGGTGGAACAGGACAAGACGATACGAATGCTAAGAACTTAGCAACAGAAGAATATGTAGATGATAAATATAATGCTTTATCTGTTATTGAAATAGTAAGTGCAGATAAAGAACCAGGATATACTTTTTCATTTGGAAAATTATGTGATAGTGTAATGGTATTCTTAAATGGTGAAAAACTAATAGCTCAAAAATCTAGTTCGCAAACAATAGAAGAATATTCTTATATAGAAAATAAAACAGATAACAAGATTACTTCTATTACATTTACAAATGATTTTACTATTACAACAGGAGATAGAATAGAAGCAATTTTAATAAATCCTTCTGAAATATCAACTGCAAGTGAAATATCAACTTCAGGTGAAATTTCTAATGGTGGTGAGGAATAATGATACCATACCATAAAAAAAGCATTTAGAAGATTTTTATACAGATAAATTTATGGAACATACATTATTATTTGAAGGTACAGTAAATGTACCTTCAAGACAATCTGGTCAAATAGCAACAGTAGAACTTCTAGATGATATATCAAATTATGATTATTTACTTGTTGAAAGAACTTATAGTGAAGTTTGTCAAATGCAACCAATAAGAAAAAGAGATGATGGTTTAGATACTTGTAGATTTTATTTTACAACAGTATCTGATTGGGGTGTTGAAAATGTTAATATGTACTCTTTATGGATTCAAAGAGGAGGTACAAATAAGATAGCTATATTATTTAATACATCAACTGTAATTCAAACAGATGGAAATATTAATATAGATTTAAACTATACATTACAACCCATAACTAAGGTAGTAGGAGTTAAACTTACAGAAAGAACATATACAGAAAGAGTATTAAAACAAACTATGTTAGACTTTGCATACCCTATTGGAACATATTATGAAACTTCAAATGCAGATTTTGACCCAAATATCGAATTAGGGGGTACTTGGGTAGAAGATACTAAAGGTTTAACAACAGTAGGTGCTTATAAAGCAACAGAAGCTGACCCAGGTTCAAGTAGAACATATTTACACTCAGGAAGTATTTACGGAGAAAGTAATCATATTTTATCAATAGATGAATTGCCTAGACATAGATTTGGTGTTGGAAGTAGAGCTAGTGGAGAACAAAATGCTATAGCAGCTTCAGGAAATATGATAGGTAGAGAATTTTTAGGTTCATCAATTTATAATAGTTATTACACGGAATTTTTGGGTAGTGACCAAGCTCATAATAACGTGCAACCATCAATAGGTGTAATTAGATGGCACAGAATTGCATAGGGAGGTATATTATGATACCAAATTGTAAGAAAATTATAAATGATAGTTTGAAAAAAGAATTATTAGACGTATTCTATCCAATAGGTTCATATTATGAATCATCTGACCCTGATTTCAATCCAAATAGTAGTTGGGGAGGGGTCTGGGTAGAGGACAGTAAAGGCAGAACTACAATAGGTGCTGGGGAATGTGATGATGAAGAAGCAAGAATATATACATTAGGGCAAAAGATAGGCTCATCAACACAATGGCTTACAAGCACAAATCAAATACCAGAACATGACCACTATATAAATATACAAGCAGATAAAGGATATCATAAACATGGGATAGCCACAAATAATGGTCAACAAAATTTAGATTGGGGTTATTTATTTAAGTATGAAGGTACTGCTGCTTATAATTCTGGTTCAATATCAGATACAAGTGGTGCTCATACTCACCAAGTAACTGGATATACTGATAAAACTGGTGCAAAAGACACAGTTGGGTTTAGTATAATACAATCTAGTATTGTAGTCAAAAGATGGCATAGAATATCTTAGGAGGAATGTATAATGATACCTAATTGCAAAAAGAAAGAAGATAATTTTTTAAATAAATATTATCCTATTGGAAGTATCTATATGAATATAAATCCTGTAGACCCAAATAAAATTTGGGGGGGGTATGGGAAAGGATTGAAGATGTCTTTCTAATAGGATGTAGTGAAACATATAATGCAGGTATTATAGGTGGTACAGAAACACATAGCCATCACTATAAAGTTGCAAGTATAGTAACTAAGATGACGGCTGTAGATGCAAGAGCAGTTGACTATAATACAGATACTGTGAAGGGCAGAACAGTTTTAAAACAAAATCAAGCATTTAATACAAATAGTAACTTAGGAGATGGTTCTGCATGGAATTATGGTGATGCAACATTTTATATTTCAGATGGTAAAACTGGAACTACTTCAAATATGCCACCACATTTACCTGTTTATATATGGAAAAGAATAAAATAAATAGTGAAGGAGGTATTCAATGATACCTAATTGTAAGCAAGAAAAAGAAAATAACGATATAAATAAAAATATGTATATGATAACAGAACAAATGATGACTATTTCAGAAGATGTACTTTCTGATTATCCTAATGAAGTTGCATATTTACAAAAATTAGCAAATGATGTTTTAAATGCATCTGATTATAGTGACTATCCAATAGTATTTATGACAAATGTAAATACACCAAGTTCACCAGTTGCAGCTATAATTTCAAAATATGTAAAAAGAAATAGATTATTAGAAATATCTAGTATATTACCTGCAGAAGCAAAAATAGACCTTTATCAATCTGCAAAGACACAAAATGTCTATATTTTAGGCTCTACTGTTGAAATAAGATTAGATGCTAATGATAAAGTAAAAAGTTCATTACTAAAAGAAACTAATAATTTAATAGGTACAGTAAACTTACCATTTTTAAGTACAGAGTTTAATGGTAATGGAGATATTGAAACATATACACCTACAAATGATTATCAACCTGCAACAAAAAAGTATGTAGATGATGTTGTAACAGAAAGTATAAATAATCTTCAACCACCTTCAAAAAAATTAAAATGTAAGAATATATCAACATATACAGATGTTATAGTATCTGATAGTGAATGTACTATAAATAATATACAACGAAATAAAGCAGTAGTAATTGAATTTTTAGAATCATATAATCCACGGAGAAATTCGTATAGAATATTCTGTATTAAACAGTTCGAACAGTGATGCAATAGTAGATAGTGGTTATATAGAAAGACCTGATTCTTCAGCAGATAATGAAAATGTTTTTATGATTAAAGATACTTCTAAAGGAGAATATATACATAATGGAATAATAAATGCTGGTGATATGTTTAGATTAGAATTAACTGAATTTTCAGGAATAGAAGGAATTTCTTCATTAACAATTAGAATCAATGAAAATGTAAAATTTTTACCTATAAACAGAAATATAGAATATACTCCAACTGCTGATTACCACCCAACAACTAAAAAATATGTAGATACCCAAATACAAAACAATTTATATCATAATTATACAACTGGTGAAACATTATCAGGAGATATATGGATAGATGGAAGTCCTGTGTATAGAAAAGTAATACAAATAAATTCAGTAATTAAAAATTTAAGTACATTTGCTCATAATATATCAGGGATTACAAATATAGTAAATATTAAGGGTTATGGTAAGGTAACTGATAATGCTTTTGTACCTATAAATAGTTGTTTGACTAATGGTATTAAGCAATATAATTCATGTGTTTGCTTAGAGGGAAGTAATATTATATTCTATATGTCAGCAGATAGAGAGAACTTCATAAGTGCAAATGTTATAATAGAATATACAAAAGCATTATAGGTTGGTGATTATATGAGTAGTATAGGAAGATTAAAAATAGACGAAGAAATACAAATTGGAGATTTAGTTGCAATAGACAAAATAAATGGTACTGCACATAAAGCAACATTATTTGATAAAAAAACTGTTGTAGGTGTATGTGCTGACATATTTCCAGATGCAAATGAAATTCTAATATGTAATGAAGGTATGATAGATGTTAATGTAACTGGAATAATTTGTTTAGGTGACCATCTAGGTGTTTCTGATAAAGCAGGAAAAGCAGAGGCAATAAATTATGAAATACAAGAAGAGAAACAATTTGATGTTAGAAGTATAGGAAAGGTAATTTATTTAGGGGATAAATATTCAAAAGCAAGAATACTTCTAAATATTAAGTAATTCTTCTTTACAAGGTTTACCTAGAATTGATTTTAATATAAAACTGGACATATTATATGTCTAGTAGGAGAGGTAGGTTTATTTTATGGACGTGAAAGAATTTGAAAAGAAAGCAGAATTAAAAGTGAGTGAGGAATGCTGTTGTGCAACACCAGTAGAAATATCAAGAAAGATAAAAATACATGGTGAACTATGTAATAAGCTTAAAAAGTTATATGAAACTAAAAATGCAGATTATGGAGATAGTATGCATCCATTATTTGAAGAGTATGGTTTAACAGCATTTAATGTTTTATTTGATATTAAATTAAATAGAATTAAATCATTACAATTCAAAAAAGGAAATTACGAAAGTTTAGAAGATAGCTTATTAGATTTAGCTAATTATGCTTTGATAGCTGTTACTGAACTTACAGATAAGAAAAATGAAGAAGAAACTAAAAAGAAAATGTCAAGGTATTAAAAATCTTTTACATTTTTAGAATTTATCTTATAATAAAAATAAAACACATCTTTAAGATGTGTTTTTTGTTGCAACGATAATTTAAAATTCAAATTTAATGAGATAAACTGTGAATTTTGATTTATCTATTAATATACTAACATATCTTTAAAAATTTGTCAACCTCTCTATGTAAAATATTAATGAGGGCAGAAAATGTCTTAAATAATTGAATATAAGTACAGGGAGAAGGGTTCTGGGTTACAGAAATGCTGTACAACATATAAAGGTTATTGATACAAGAAGGATTGTAGAGATATAACCATTTTAACCATACTTTCTCCCAGTATGGTTATTTTTATGGAAGGAGGAAAATCATAAATGTTCATTAAACTAAAAGATGGAAGAAAACTAAATCTATATTGGCTATCTGATTGTTTTGTAGGGAAACACGATAAGAAAATAGTTATCTTTTATATGGTAAATAATACTAAACTTATTGAAGCTTATGACACAGATACAGATGCTTCAAAAAGAGTTTCAGAAGTAGAGAAGATAATGGCAAATTTAGGACAAGGTGGTTCTGGTGGTGGAAGTTCTGATTGTGAAAATTGTTGTGAGTTAGAATGGGATATTACTTCTAATAAAGACTGTGGAGCTGCACCTGCAAAAACATTTTTTAAGAAAGGTTTAACTTTTACAGAATTTGCAGAAAAAATATTAAGAACCGATATTGCACCTTCATTTAATGTATCATTTACAAACATAGGTATATATGAATGTGGTCGTACAATTCCAAGTACATTGATGAAATTAAATGTAACAAATAAACCTGATGTAACATATACAATAGATAAATCTAATTTCTATTTAGATACATCATTAGTTGGTACAGATACAGGAGATAAAGCAGCATTCCAATATAATTATGCAACACCTATAAAATCAGATGTACCAAAAGTATTTACACCTAAAGCAGAAATTGTCTATAACACGAATAAAAAAGGTAGTAAAACAAATGGAACATTCCAATTTGTATATCCAAGTTATTATGGGGTAATCAATATAGGTATGAATGATATAAATGATACTAAACTAAATAATATAGTATCACAATGGACAATAGTAGAGAATGTAACAAATAATCCAAAAACAACAACAGAGGGTGTATTTAATAAAAGAATTTCAGCAAGTAAAGCATTTGATTATACAGGTGTAACTTTAAATGACCAAAGGTTCTTTTATATGTATCCAGCATCTTATGGTGCATTAACAAACATATTAGATGGAAATGGATTTAAATATATAGACAGTTATACTTCAAAGACAATAAGTATAATTACAACAAATGGACAAACAGTTCCTTATTTAGTTTACTTATTAACAGACCCAACAACAAATACAGGATTGATTCAAAAATATTCATAGAGAGGAGGAATAGTAGATGGCAATTTTAACAGCCGATAATTTTAAGTATCAAGGTAGAAAACCTCTAGATAGCAGAATTGTTCAAAAGACAAAAACAGATATGACCTCAATGGCAGAATCTATAATTTATAGTGGAATTATATGTTATGTAGAAGATGAACAAAAATTTTATGTATTTGATACAAATAACACAGTAGACCCAATATTAAAGAAATGGAGAGAACTTACTACAGGTGGTTCTGGAAATGCAAAGATTAATAGATATAAACAAAATACAGATTATAAAACAGATGAAATAATTATATATGATGATAAGATATACTTAGTATTAGCAGATTTTAAATCAGATAATACACAAGCAGCATTAGCAGATAGTTTTGATTTAGATTTAAAAAATAATAAGTTTGTACCATTAGACAAAGATACAAACTGTGTTGAATATAAACAAAACACAAACTATATAAAAGATATGTTAGTGTATGTTGATAATAAACTTGCTAGAGTAGTTGCTGATTTTATATCAGACAATACAGCTACAAATATAAATGATGCATTTGATATTGATATCGCAAGTAACAAATTAGTATTAGTATCAGAGGATAAGGTAGTAGATAGAATCAAATCAAATACAACATTAACTACTACTATTGGAAGTACAACAACAATAGCAATAACAGATTTACCATCAACTACAATAAATGATGTAAAATTAAATCAATTAGTGTATGATAAAGATGGTACAGTTGGATTTATTTCTAATATAGATATAACTAATAATGATGTAACAGTATTAACTATTACTAAATCAGATGGAAATGAAAAAACTATAAGATATAAATCAGATGTTTTATTAGATAAAACAATACTAAATCAAAGTACAATAAACTTTACAGACTTAAATACATTATATACAGTTGCTGACTTATTAGAAAATCAATTAGTGTATGATAAAGATGGTACAGTTGGAAAGATAGATACTATAACAACTACACCAGCAGGAACAACAATAGTTATAACAACTTTAACAACATCAATAAAAGGATTTGAATTAGATTATTATAAATATGATAATTTATTAAATAAGGATGTAGATACAACCCAAAATATCTTATTTACTGATTTAAGTATATCAACAACCTTAACAATAAATGATTTAAAAGAAAATCAAATTGTATTTGATGAAGAAGGTACAATTTCAAAAATAGAAAATATAGATACAGTAAATAATGAATTAACAGTAAGAATCATAACTATTGATACTATATCAGCATCAATGAAAGAATATAAAATAACAGAAACATTAGATTTAGCAGTAGACAGCCAACTATTAGTAAATGTTCCATCAGGTGTAAATATAAATGATATAATGATAGACCAATTAGTATATGATGATAATGGAACAGTTGCAAAAATAATTAGTATAGATACAACTCAGAATAAGCTATTAGTTCAAACTATAACAGGATTAGGTATGCCAATAGCACCTGATACAAAGAAATTAAAAATAGAAAATGGTGGTTCTGGTTATCAAGTAGGAGATATAATTGAGAGTACAACAGCAGGATTATTTGCTAAAGTAACTATGGTTGATACAAACGGAGCAATACTTGAAATAACAGATATAACAGCAACAGCCCAAAGTGTAAATGGTACAGATGCTAAAATAGGAAATGAACAAGTTATTTATGGTGGTTATGGTAGAAACTGGGCTGCTTTATCAAATGCAGCAGTACAAGTTGCAACAGTTGTAGCAGAAAAATTTGTGTACGAAGAAGGATATACATTTGAAATAGTAAATGCAGGTTCTAATTATGCTGTGGGTGATATAATTGGTACAGATAAATCAGATGTATTTGTATCTATAACAAGTGTAGGTGTAAGTGGAGAAATCTTAAATGTACAATACACAAGAGATGATACAGTTACTACATCAGGAACTGGTGCTAATATATCTGCAATTCCAAGCAAAGACGTATTTATTATTTTAGATAAATACTGGAATGAGGGTATTGCATTATTTACATTAGTAAATGATGACGGAGCATGGGTAGAATTTTTAAGAACAGATGACAGTCTAGTTAAATATTCTGCTGGACCAAATAATAAAACATACAAGTTTGTATATAACCCAGCAAATGGTACTATTACACAATCTTACACAATGTGTAATGGTGGTGGAAGTACAGAAGGAATATCATTTGAGGAGACTAAAAATTATTTAGAAAATGACCTGATAATGAGAAATAATAAATTATACAAATGTACCCAAGATTATACTTCAACAAATGATTTCGATACAGACTTGAATAATGGATATTGGGAACAATATCAGATAGTAGAAATTGGAGGTGAAATTATATAATGGCTTTATATTATGGATTTAAAAGTGCATTAGAAAATTCAACAAAACAATTTTCTACATTGGATTTAATTATAGAATATGATGATGCAGATGTTTCAAAAGTTAGATTAAAAACAGGAAATAAAACAGGAAAAGCAACTTATAATAATTTAAGTTATTTAACTGGAGAAGGTGGTTCAAAAGTTGTTAAATATGAACAAGATACAGATTATAAAAAAGATGAACTTGTTTATTTAGGTAATATACTAAAAAGAGCAGATAAAGATTTCAAATCAGATAATGCACAAGTATTATTAGAAGATGCATTTAAAACAGATATTGCTAATAACAATTTAGTAGATATAGTTGAAGAACAAGAAGTACCAAAATGTTTAGGCTCAGTAAAGACAGATAACACAGCAGATTTACCAACTAATCCAGTTGAAGGTAATTGGGTTTTAATAGAAGAATGTGTAAATGCTGCACCTACACAAGCAGGTATTGGTTTATATAGCAATTCAAGTTGGACAATATTACCAATACCATCTGGAACATTTACATTTCCAGAACCATCTGATGATGCAAAACTATATTTTAGAAAAAGAGATGTAGGAGCAACTAATGGGCAATGGGAAGCATTTACTACAATAGATGGTAATGAAGTAGAAATTCAAATAAAATCTTTAAAGGATTCAATAGATGGTGCAAAAGTACCAAAACAAAATGAGTTAGTATGGGATTCAGAAAGAAAGATATTAGTTGTAGGAGATGGGACAACAAATTTAGGAAATCTAAAACCATTTTATGAGAATACACTAACAGCATCTGATATAACAACTACATTAGGATTTACACCAGAAAATTCTGCAAATAAGGGACAAGCAAATGGATATGCACCATTAGATGCAAATGGAAAAGTTCCAGCAGGAAATCTACCAGATGCAGTAACAAATACTTATTCAAAAACAGAAATAGACCAAAAAGATACAGATACATTAGCATCTGCTACAACATTAGTAAATGCAGAAGCAACAACAGCAAGAACTAATGAAAATGCAATAAGAACAGACTTAACAAACCATGTAAATGATACTACAATTCATGTAACTCAAACAGATAAAGATAAATGGAATGCTAAAGTAGATACATCTGATTTAACAAATTATGATAACCACTTAAGCGATACAGTAATTCATGTTACACAAGCAGATAAAGATAAATGGAATGGTATGAGTACAGCATATTATGTTACTAATATAGCAAGTTTACCATCAACAGGTGTAAATGTTGGTAGTATGGGTTATGTGCAAGTATCAGCAGCAGGTGTAACACCAGTTGTTTGTGACCAATATATATATGACGGAACACAATGGTTACCTTATGATGCAGGACAAATTTCTATACAATTTAACTGGGGGAATATTCAAGGAAAACCAGCATCAACTCCTTTAAGTATAGACAATGCTGTAACAGTTGCACATAATCATGCAAATATGAATGTATTAAATAAGATAGGGCAATCAACAGCAGGTAAATTTACTTATGATGGTGTTGAAATAGGTGCTGTTGTAGTATTTTTAGATAATGACAATATGTTACCTGCAACAGGAGAAGATAATGTATTATATGTAATTTTAGAGGATTCTAGGGTTAGAAATTATCCATCTATATCTGTATGGAAAGATAATGCTTACCAACCATTAGGAAGAGGAATACAGGACTCAGCACCAGTTGTAGGAGATATGCAAATATTACAAGCAGAATACTATTCTGTTACTCCTGATACTGTTCAAAAGATTTCTGTTACTTCAAATCAATACTTTGCATTTATGCCAGTAGAGATATTGAGAGAAATAGAAGGATTAAAAAATCAAAGTAAAGAAATAGTTGATATGAAGGAATCTACTGATTATAAGTATGATAGTGATTTATTTGATATTACATCAGATAGTAAATTAAAGATACGCATAAAATCTAAACCTACAAATGTTGATACAGTATCTGATTATTTTTATTCTAGTGTTGATATTGATATGTCATCATATAAAGATGTAGATAGTATAGAATAGAAAGGAGGAAATAGATACTATGGGAAAAGTATTACAATTTAAGTCATGTGCAGTTGGTGGCGAATTTACTGGATTTGGAAGAACACCATCAAGTTACTACTATACAAGACCAGATAATACTGCTGACTTTCCAACAACAGTAATAAATACCTATAAAGACGATAAATACCTATCTGGAAAAGTAACTGGTATAGGTTGTGGTTGGCAACAATACACAGTACCAAACTCTGGTAAAGTTAAGTTTACTGTAAGAGGGGCTGCTGGTGGTTCTACTGGTAGTGGAACAATTAATCCAGTAACTGGTGATTGTGCTGGTAGTATAAATAAACCACGGAAGAGGTGCTAAGTTAGTAGGAGATGTAAAACTTAAAAGAAATGATATACTTTATATATTAGTTGGAATTAGAGGCTGGAGTAATAATGGTTCAGATTGGGGTTCTGGTGGAGGAGGAGCATCTGCTGTGCTCCTTGATAACCCTGCTGGAGCATATACATTTGCACCTTTAAATAGAAAAGTTGATGTATTATTTGTTGCAGGTGGTGGAGGTGGATGTTATGATTCAACTTTTGGAACATATTATTATGGTGACGATGCAGTTGTAACAGATGGTACTAATACAAATGGTGGTTCTGCTAATGGAGGCTCTGGTGGTGGAGGTTTGACTGGTAATGGTGCAAGAGGAAATGGACCAGCAGGTGGTCAAAGTCTATTATCTGGTAACTCTGCAGGAAACCCAACAGATATTCACTACGGAGGATGGGGTGGACGGAGGTTCATCTTATGACGGTGGTGGAGCTGGTGGTGGTTACTCAGGTGGAAGTGCTTATGGAAATGGCAGAGGTGCTTCAGGAGGAACATCATATATCAACCCTACTTTATGTAATGAAATTTCAAGGGGTTATGCAACAGTTACGGATGATGGCAATAGAAATCTAACTAATCCTTGGACAGCCTATGGTTTTGTAGAATTAGAATTAGGAAGAGACGAAAATAAATATATTATAGTAAAAGATACAGATGGTTATAAATGGTTTAATGGAGAAGATACAATAGAAGGTACTGTAAAAACAGGATTTACTAATCAATGGGAATTAATACCAAATGTAACAACAGAAGCAGATTTAACAGAAGATATATATAAAGATTATGGCAATACACTTATTATAAATAGCAATGGTTTAAAAGATAATTCAAAATTCCTTGTAATGTCAAAAGAACCAGATGAAAGTATTACAGTAAGTGGAAATGTAAATAAAGCAATAATAGAACAAATCAAAGATGTAAGTATATCTGATGTATCAGAACTTAAATCTGTTACTGCTACAACAAATCTAACTAATCTAAATGTTAAATTTGCAGTATCTAAGAATAGTGGTAAGACTTGGCAAACTTATAGTACAGGAAATTGGGTAGATATAAATATAAAAGATAAAGATGAATTTTCAAATAATGGTTATAACTTATCTCAATTTAATTCAATTCCAGTTTTAGATTGGAATAACTACAAAGCAAAAACTGTTAAATTTGCATTTATAATTACACAAGATGGTATGAATAAAAATACAATTATAGATAACATAAAGATAGTTGCAGATTTAGTAGGTTCTTGGAGACACTTTAAAGAATCTGAGGCAGGTTATGAGTATATATCAGATACAGAATTAAAAGTAACATTCATAGAAGGTGGAAATTATAAAGTAAATTATTTAGATAGTTTAAATCAATCCACAAGTAATTAAATATAATCAGGAAAGGTGACATTCCTTTCCTGATAAAATAAAGAAGGAGGGTAAACATTAATTATGGCTAATGGAATAATACAGTTTGTTAAAGACTTGATAAATGATAATGCAAGGAGTACAAAAACAACTTATTCATCTGATAAAATAGAACAGTTAATATCAAGTATAAATAATACAGGTGTTGGTACAGAAGTAATATTAGGTTGTTTTAATAGTACAAATGCACCCACAACTTTTGTTCAAGATGACCAATATTATAATATAACAGATGGTAAGATTTATAAGGCTACATCAAGTACATCTTGGGATAGTGGAAATATACCAAAAGAAGATGTATTATATGCAAGTATTAATGACAATAAAATATATGCTTATATAAAAGGTGTATGGGATGTCTATGGTGGTACTAATACAAAAATATCTCAAAAAGTAAATAATATATTAAAAGATTTATCAGGACAAACAAATGCAAATGAAAACGGATTATATGTACCATTATCAAAGAAATCAGGAAATGTAATCGATAATTTAACAGGACAAGCAACTGATGTGAATAATGGTTTGTTTATAGGTAAATCTGCAAAGACAGATAATGCCTTACAAAAATTAACTGGTAATACAAATCCATCAGAAGATGGTTTATATGTAGAAGATTTAAACCCAAAAATAAATAAAATAAATGCTACAACAAAATTAAATGAAGGAAAGACACAAGAATATTTTTATTTAACAGGTAAAGGTAACGGTGAATATTCAGATGTTACTAATCAAATTTCTTTATCTAACAGTAATTATGACTTTTTATATCTAATGAGAAATGAGGATTTACAAACATCTATCGATGATACTGCAAGATATGATTTATCTAAAAATGGAATAACACCAGCCACTGGTTCATTTGTAACTTTAAAAGCAGGGATAACATATAATATAGAATATAGTATATTGTCATCAAGTCAAGGTTCTTATTCAATTACAGATGAAAATGGAAAAAGAATAGGAAATAGAGGATATATTGGTGTTAGTAGCTTTGGAGACAGCACAGTATCTGCAATGGCAAAATATGATAAAGATACAAAGATTTATTTTAGGTATAGAGCAAATACAACACAAAATATATATCCAGGATGTTCTTATATCAAAATAGAAGCAATGGAATATTTAGCAATAGACCCATTACAATATATTGATAATACAAATGGTACACAAGATACACCTGTTGGAACTATCATAAATTTAATGGGAAATAATGCTCCTAAACATTATTTGAAGTGCGATGGTGCAGAATACAATATTGCAGATTATCCATATCTTGCAGAATATTTCAAGGCAGAGTTTGGTAGTATTAATAAATTTGGAGGAGATGGTTCAACTACATTTAGAGTACCAGATTTGAAGGGTGAATTTTTAAGAAATACAGGAGTAAATGGACATGCAAATCAAGGTAATGGTTCAACAGTAGGAACACATCAAGATGCTACAACTTTAGCATATCAATTAACTTATACAGATGGAAAATTATATACTAAAAGGGATGCTGCAGGAAACACAGCAGGACCAGGTAACTCAGATTTTATGACAAATGAAAATAATGCTTGGTCATCTCAATTTAATCCTCGGAAGTATGTATAGAGATAATATATCACCTTTTCGATATACAACCAGACCTACAAATACATCTGTATTATACTGTATCAAGGCAGAACCTACTTACTTCATAAATGTAATTGGTACTACAATAGAAGATGAACTATTAGATAATCAAATAGATGTAAATCTTCCAACAAATGTGGATTTAACTATGATGCTAAATCAAGATATACAATTAAATGATAAGATAACTAATTATGACGAAATAAAAGTTAAAATAGGTTTAGACACAGGAACAGGTACATCTAATAGAGATATAAAAACAATAGAAACTAATGATATTTCATATACTGCAACAATAGGTAATGATGCCTATACTATGGATATGACAGTTGTTGCTGGTAGCGGAATACACACAGCAAATATAATATTCTCATTTAAAGATGATGAAACATTTACAGCAATAAGGTCAGGATATTATTGTACTGGAACTAAATCATGGACAGGATTAAAATTATTATCTATAAAAGGAATAAAAACAACTTCTGTTGTTCAAGGTGGAAACTTTGGAGGAAATGGAAGTTCAAATTCAAATTGTGATTGTGGAATATTAACAACAGCACAGATAACAAAAGCAGTTACAGATACTAAAACAGAGTGGGATAAATAGAAAGGAGGAAGTAAATTATGAATTTAAAAGAAGTTAGAGAATATACAGAAAGTTTAATAAAAAGCTATTTTAAACCAAAAGTATTAAAGAAATTTGATGAAGATACTAATGGAAATCTTACCTATGATGGTAATCCTATGTCTGCAAAAGTATCAGGAAAACCAGAAAATGCAATAGAAGTAATAAATGATATAAACACACCAACAAACGATGGACTATTTGTAGAAGATTTAAGACCAGAATTTATAAGAAAAGTAAACATTGCACAAAAGACTATCAATGAAGGTTTAGATTATATTTTATGTTCATTTGATTTTATAACATTAACATTAAATACAAGAATACCATTTACCAAAGTAGAAGGTAATTTAGAAGTAACCTCCGATACTATTAAATTAAATGAAGGAAGAACTTATAAGATAGATATTAAAATTCCAACAATGGCTACTAATGGTACTGATAATATTTATAGAATCTATGATGTAACTAATAATATAGAGATATGTAAGTATAATCCAATTACAAGAAATAGTTATGAAAATGGTGATACTTGTGCTTATGTGTACACACCACAAACTGATTGTGAAATATCAATTTTACCTACATTAGTTACATCTGGCTCTACCACTAGGGATAATGCTAATATCATAGTAACTGAAATAGGAAGAGTAGCAACAATAGACCCAGTAAATTATATTGATACAACACAGGGTATTCAAGATGTACCAGTTGGAACTTTAATAAATACAGAAGGACCTCAAAATCCAGAACATTACTTGTTATGTGATGGTACAGAATATAATAAAGAAGATTATAGAGATTTAGCAGAAGCAATCAAGAAAGTATATGGAAGATATAACTATTTTGGTGGTGATGGAACAAATACATTTGCAGTTCCAAAATATGTAGATACAAATAAATGGTTTTCACCAAAACAAACAAGCAATTCTAATCCTTATAATGTATCTGCTTCATCTTCTTATAATAGTTGGCAAATCTGGTGGGGATTTAATAATAATTGTACTACTTCTGCTAGTAATGCATGGCATTCAGCAGTTGGTTCAACTACAGGACATTGGGTTCAAATTGATTTTAAAGCAATTAAATCTTTAAGTGGTATTAGTATGGCTCCAAGACCAGAGGGTAACTATAATGTATCAAGAATGCCAAGAGATTTTGATATTATGGGTTCAAATGATGGTACTACTTGGAATATTATTAAAAGTTATACTGGTATAAATGATTATGAAAATTATAAATATAGAGAATTTATATTTGATAGACCTGAAAAATACAGATATTATAGAATAGCAAATATTGTAGTTACAGGTGATTGTGTTAATATAGCAGATATTCATTTTTTAGAAGCACCAGAAAAATATATTTATATCAAAGCAACACCTACTTACTTTATAGGAGGTGTAAATGGATATGAAGAAATAAGAAATCTAACAAACGGATTTATAGATTTAACATTAGGAACTTTAAATTATAGAACAACTTTATTAGAATCTATTGAAAACTTTGATAAAGTGGAAGCAACTATTGAAGGAACATGGAAAAATACAGGAACTAAATTAGGACTAAAAACACATTATTTTAATGTGGCAGATATTAAAGAAAGATATATCTCAGATGGGAACTGGAAGAATGGAAATCAATTAAATTATATTGACACAATAATTGATAAAGATTTTAATTATATAACTGCTATATTTATGAATGATAAAATAGTTAATTTAAGTTGTTATGGAGATACAAATAACATTTCAGCTCTTCATATTAGGTTAAGAGGAATAGTAAATCATTATAAAGTAAAGAGTACCAATTAAATAAAATAGGGGTAGACATATAGGGATATTATTTCCCTATATGTTGTTTTATTATAACAAACTTAAAACTTATGTTTAGTAAAATATTAATGAAGAGATGATATTATAAATTAAGGAGGATTTATGTATGAAAAAGTTTCTTAATATATTCTTAAAATTCTTTCCTATACTTCTAATGGGTATTATACTCCTAATATCTTCTTATATATTCAGTTTGAATAAAAAACAAACTTATGAGAGAGTAAGAAGCATAAAAGAAAGTCAAGTTCAAATCATTGCTAGTCAAGTTGATTTAGGAACAAGTTTAAACCCAAATTATACACAAGATAGTGATAATATTAAATTATTAAAAAAGTCTGTTGAAAGTATAAATGAACAGGCAGGTGTATATTGTTATTTATTTGATAAAGACTGCAATTTAATGTCTGGTTTTAGTAAAACACAGAAACACATAACAGGTGAGGCACTAATAAAAGAATTAAAAGATAATAATATAGAAGTGTTATTATCAGAAGAATATCACGGATATATATTAACTAAAACGGAAACAAGGGAAAGATTTACAGTATATTGGCAAGGATTACCATCAGGAAATAGAGATTCTTGTGATTTCTTTATAATTCTTGCAGTATCAGAAAATGAAGTACAGGAGAATGAAGCTATAAACTCATGTAAAACAATGATAGGTCTACTAACAATCGGATTGAGTATATCTTTATATGCAAATCTTTTTATGAAACCTTATTATAATGAAAGTGATAAATAGCAAAAGAAATTTATTTTAGGAGGTTTTTATGTAATGAACAATGGAATACAATGGTCAGACTTAATATTCAATTTATCTATTTCATTTTTTGGTGGTTTAATAAAAAGTATAACTATTAAAGTAAAGCAAAAAACATGGACCTACTTTTTTGCATCAGCAGTTGTAGGGGGATTTGCTGGTTTACTTACTTATATGTTATGTAATAGTTTCAATCTAAGTTGGCAAATGACAAGTTTTGCTACAGGTGTTGCAGGTTACATGGGAGACTCCATATTAAAAGTATTTAGTGAAATATTACCAAACTTTCTATCTGGTAAATTTAATATACAAATAAGTAATGTTGAAAATAAAGAAAAAGATAATAAGGAAATTAAAGATGATAAAAAATAATAAATAAAAGAAACTCTATTTAGAAATAATAGGGTTTCTTTTTAGTTTACTTAAATAATATGTAAAATATTAATGAGGGAAACTTACATAAATATATTAACATCTATAAGGAGGTTATAATGAGAACTAAATATGATTTAAAAACAGTTGCAAATCAAATAGCAGAATTATCTGGTGGTATAATAAGAAATCAAAAGAAATTTGAAGGTTCAATAGATGAATATTTTATATCAGAAGTAACAGAAGAAATGCTAATAGATGAATTAGGATTTGAATTTAAAGGTTATACAAGTTATGGTGTTGCACCTTATTACGAAAAAGGAAATATTATGTGTTATTTTGATGACGTTGTATTGCATGTTATGGAAATTACTTATTCTGTATTTGAAAGTATAGAATAGATTAATATAAAATAGTACAAGACAAGTTTTCAATTTAGTCAAGTTCTAAAATAAGTATAGTAAAATATTAATGAGGCAGGAAGAAATGATTGTTTTTCTTCTTATTCTCATACATGTATTTGAATAGAATAGAGAGGTAATGATATGGGAAAATCAATGATAATTGAAGCTCAAGATTCTTCTCTTGTATATGAAGAAGGACAAAAAGGTGTTCTTGGAAAATTATCTGGAGTCTTTGCAGACTTCCACACTGGAACTAGAAATGGTGACAGATTATACAATGAGGAACTTTGGGATAAAAGAGTTTTTGGAAATGAAGATGTAATGGAAGCATTAGAAACTAGAACTTTATTTGGGGAACTAGACCACCCAGAAGGAGATAGATGTGAAACAGAAGCTAAGAATGCTGCAGTATCTATAATCAAATTAGAAAAAGATGCTGAACAAGGTGTAGTAAAAGGTGATGCATTAATTCTTGATACACCATCTGGAAGAACTTTAAAGGCACTTGTAGACAGTGGAGCACAAATGGGTATTTCAAGTAGAGGTATAGGTGAGGAAATCATATCTGAAGGTCAAACAATAAT